AGATTTCTATAAGGCTTAATAGCCTATCTGCATACTCAGGGTTAGCAGATTTACTTTGTTGAATTAGGAGTTCTGCAAATAGAAGATACACTTTCTCAACATCCATCTCCTCATGAAGCTGAACTTCAGGCTCTAGAAGCTGCTTTAGTCGCTCGTGCCAAGAAACGTGAGATGGAATTTCATTCTTTGGGCCACCCTTCCATAGATCCTCAAACCTCTCCTCAATCGAAACAGGGATGTAATTCTGAAGGAAATCTAAAGCCTCCTTCTGATGAAGCTGACCAGAATAAAAGGTAGCTACATCACGTAGGGAGAACCTCATACTTTAGGTAGTTGTGGACCTGTTTTCTTTAACCAGTCTTTTTCAGATCCACCTGCTCCTTTATCTTTAGCTTTGTTGTAGATTTTTTGAGTTTTACCAGCTTTTTTATGTCCTGTTGGATCTATAAGGTAACTACCTCCAGATACCCAAGCTTTCTTACCTAAGTTTGTGGATACTCCTGGTCTATCGCTTGCCATAGTTTTTAATTATTAGATAATTTGAGTATAGGTCAAACACCCTTAAGCATACCTCTCAGTATATCTAAATGGTAGTCAGAAGTTCTTCCAGGTTTAGCTAAAATACTTCGTATTTGACTTTGAGTCATATAAGAAGGAATTTGACCAGATTCAACCGCAGATCTAGCTGCGTAATCTGAATAAGGGGATTCTCCACCAGCAACTTCATATCCATCCGTCATATTTTTCTCTGCCATCTGTTTTTGGAAGTTATAAGCAAGATATTCTTGTCTTCCCTGTTCATATTCACGTCTAGCTTGATCTGTATTAACCCAAGGATTACCACCTTTATATACTTGATATTTATCTAAAAAGGACAGTGTAGACTTACCTGCATCTGTTGTTGGATCTGCACTAGCTCTTCTGCTTGCATCAAATGCAGCAGCTTGGTCGTGTAGTTTTTGTGAATAAGCTGTTAGGTCTTCAAAACTTTTATATTTAGCCCATTCATGAGGTTCAAAATTTTCATCGATTGATAATGGTCCTTTAGCTTGATTATCACCTGTACCACGTAAGTTACGAGGTTCTTCATCACCTGGTCCATATACATCTATACCCTCTTCCTTTTTTCTATTTAAATATGGTTCAGCAAATTCCTCATATATCTTTTCAGACGCTGGTGTTGTTAGGAACTTACCAACTTTTTTTAAAAAGCCTCCAATACCTTTACCTGTATTAGTACTTCCACCACCACTTTGATTTCCAGAAGCTAACGAATATGCACTACCACTGGTTGGACTGCTTTTTAACTGCCTCCACTCCCGTACATTAGATCCTTCAGTATTTACACTAGTCATTTTTCAATTTATAACCTTTACTCATTTTGGCATCTTTTGAGTGTTTAGAAAACTCTTTAGCTACGCTAGGCTTATTAGCGTATAGGTATTTTTTCTGTTTATCAGATTTAAAAGGCATGACTGAAAAAAAGGAAACTCTTATAGGAAGGCTTAAGGATGGTATGGCAGATAAAGAGGAACAACTTCAAGTTCTTGGTACATTTGTACGCCTTGGAGTCGTTGTGTGGTCTGGTTTTATCATATCTTTAAATTACTTACCTTTACCAGGTATGGATAATAAACAGAACAACGATATAACTTTCATAACTTTCGTTTTTACCAGTGCTTTAGCTACGTTTGGAATTGATACAGCTAAAAAGAAAGAGCATAAAGATAAAACTAATAACGCAACTCAACACATAATTATAGAAACTCCGATTAAGATTGAAGGAGTTAAAGATAGAAAGGTTACAAAAGTATGAAAAGATGTTTATTACTTTTGCTACTGTTAAGTCCAGTTGCTGTAAGGGCAAATCCAATTACACCCGCATTCACTCAAGGATCGATGCAATCGACTACAGTGACTCAGATCGACATCGAAGAAACGGTGGAGACAGAGGTGTTTGGAGGTGCTTATTCTAAATGGAGTGGAGAAAATATAAATCACACTTCAGCAACTTCTGGAGGAATCGTAGATTCAGATTCAGTCTTTACAATCCACACCGCTGGAGACTCACGATATAGAAAGAACCATAGAACAAACTTCCACTACTACATCGCTCTCTGTCTTCTCTCAATAAGTCTTCCAGTATTAGCAGAAGATCCAAAAGTAAGTAATACCTCGAATCCGCAGGCGGCTGCGACAGGAAATGTAACCAATCAAGCGGTGCAATTCCAAAATAACGGAGCACCTTCGAGACAGCAGTTAGGACCATCCATTGTTTGCAACGGTTCTACCATGACTTTCACTCCATTTTATATGGGTAATCACGTCAAACCTTTTGATGGAGATATGTCTTCTGAGGGTTACACAATGAATGAAAATTGGGGAGTTCAGTTAAATTTTATGGTCCCACTTGACGGATCAATTACTGAACTTTGTAAGTCAATTGGTAGAAGACAAATGGAGAAATTAAGGCTGGATTATGAGCTAGTTCGTATTAAGGAATGTGCCTCTCTCCAAAAGCTGGGCTTTACCTTACGCCCCGGGAGCCGTATCGAGCATATCTGCCACGACGTTGTACCAATCGTTGCCTTGCCCAAGAAAGAGTCTTCTTCCCCCTCTTCTGTTGAATCTTCTTCACAATCTGATTAACTAATGGTTTTAATACTTGTACGCTTCTTTTAAATACAGCAGTAGCTGTTAGTGTAGCCACTACGGATACTGAAGCTGTAGTACCAGCAGCTACTAGGATTTCTTGTCTAGGAACTGGCACTTCATAGTCTGTAAAAGGTATAGTGAACGAAGTGACTTCTTTAGGTAATGAAATTTCTGGCGTTTGTTGTTTTTGCTTTTCTTCTTTGGATTTCTGTTCCCCACCTTCAGAAGATACTCCTGGAGGGCCTTGTAAATCAGAAGGTGGAACAACTAAAGGACGATATGAAGGAATTAGTGCCTTCGGTTGATCTAGAGTTACCCTTGGAATCTCCAGGGCTGGAGGTAGAGAATAACGTGGCAGGAGAGGTGGCTCTCCCATCTGTTAACTAGGCTTATTAGCTACTAAGTAAGCAGTGTAGTCAGTCTTTACTTGAGAAGTCCACGCTGCGTTACATATAGCCTGAACATCTGCATCTTCTCCACTGATATCTGTAGCTACTAAATTATCACTATCGTCTAATGTTCCTGGTACTAATAGATGTCTATGGAATGAACGTGAAATTTCTTTTCCATCTTCAAGAATAATATCTGCACGCCTAACTTGAACGTTCCACTTACGAACAACTTCAATCTTATCGTTCTCTTGGGTTTTAGTTAATGCCATTTAGGATTAATCTCCGATTAAAACAGGTTTATGGCTTAGTTTTAAGACGTGCTAACGGTCTATAATTTAGGCGAGTTTATAAGTAAGTTGATATTTAAGCATTGTGTTATCACTAAAACTAGAAGCGTTTAGACCTGCGTAGTTGTTACCAGTTGAAGAAGCAAAGGCGTATACATCACCCACAGTACCATTAACACCAACTTGAATACCATAGTTACCGTAAGAGTTATAATTTAAACCTACGATGAACCAAATAGTACCCATGTGTTGATTAGTTAGAGTAACCTCACTAGCTGTTTCAGGTAATGTTATACGCAATCCCCCACTACAACCACTAACCGAACTAAATGTGATCAGACCCCAAGCGTGCATTACATCACCTATTTTGGTGTAAACTCCCTGCTGTGTGGTATAGGTGGGAGTGCCTCCCGAAGCAAAACTTGCTGTTGGAGTGAATGTCCCTTTTTCATAATCATCCAAAAGCTCTGAAGTTCCTGTACCTGACGTAGCACTAAAGTCAATACCGTGACCAGCGGTTCCTATTACTAGGTTGCCGTCACTTATACCAAGGTTTCCGCTACCATCCCAATATCCTCGTAGAGTTCCGTTTGCTGTTGTAGCGTTTGCTCCTGTATAAAATCTAATTGCAGTCGCAGCAGTACCAGAGAAACTTGTATCATTACCACCAATCTGAACGTTGTTATAACCACTACCTGAAACACATCCAATCACATTTACTGGATTATTTGAGGTTGTATGGTGTTTTGTTCTTAAAACCCCTATACCATTTGAACTGTCAGTTGAACCACCTGCATCTAAGTTTGTCCCATCAAAGGTAAGATTTGCCTCACCTTGAATAGCGTTTGCTCCTGTAACTGTTGTAATGGTGTTATTGGTTGAGCCTGTTAAAGCTGCTCCACTAGCTGGTAAGTTCTCAAAAGCTGGAGGTGATCCAGCCCCTGTAGAAGTTAAGACCTGACCATCTGTTCCTGGCCCTACTGCGATTGGATCTCCAGAGGCATCGTATGTAATTATCTGCCCATCTGTACCACTTGCCATTTGAGCAAGTCCAACAGCGTTATCAGCTAACTTGCTGCCTGCTATTGCAGCATCAGATTTAATGTCAGCGTTAACGATAGAACCATCTTTGATTCCACCAGAGTTAACTTTGTTGAGTGTGTTTGCCATAGTTAGTCTGCTGCCTCTGGTACATTGCCATCAATTTCTAACCAGGCTTTGTACTCAATATAATCGGTGTTTGCATCATCGAAAGGAATAATTGCATTATCTGCTTTCCTTAAAACAGTGTCTATAGCACCAATGATATTAGGGTCTTTGTTTCTTTTTTTATAAGTCATAGTTAAAGCTCCGCATCACAAGAATAAAAACCACCAGTACCTAATTTACTAGAACTGGCAGATGATAGTTGAATGTACCAGGGATCGTCATCATCATTACTAGATCCATAACCTACACTTATTGATGCAGTTGATTGTGTACTTGAAATGCTATTACCAATCCTTGTAACTGTAGGAGTTGCTCTTATACCTGTAAGTTGTACGGTAGAATGTTGCCATACGTGATAAGCAGAAAATAAAGTACCAAAGTTTACTTTCCTAAAATATCTTTCACATAGCTTCCTTTCATCGAAATATTTTTTATACTCAAAGTCAGTTCCATACTCCCCAATTTCAAGCTGAACGCCCGTAAGATAAAAGTTATTAGCTGTATTGTCAGTGACATTTACAGCATGACCATAAGCCCAAGCAGCATCAGAATAGTTAACCCAGGAAGTGCTATCGGTACTTGTATAGTTTGATCCTACCGCTAAAACAAAATCTATTTGAAGACCAACCCCATTATCGTTAGCTATGCCACCTCCTGCTGTATCACCGTCATAGGTAATAGTTTTCTTTTCCCAGGTATCAGCTACGCTAACTGAATAGGTTTTAGTTTGTACTCTTGTTGTGTTATCAGGTTTATACAAAGCAACTGCATGATTACCAGTCTTTGGAGATTTAACCCAGAAAGAAAGAGTAACTTTTTTAGCTCCTGCTGAACCATTTAAAAGGTGTTGTAAATCTTGTGCTTCTATCCTTTGATGTAATGTGAAATAATCAGCAGCTCCAGGTGTGTGTGCAGTAGTTACATCAATTTTAAAAGAATTAGAAAACCCATCAGGTGAATCAGTATCTTTTGATTGAGCCCATGCCCAAGAGGCAGAATTTGCATAGCAATTCCATCTATCAAGACTTTTATATCCTGTTCCCGTATCTGAGCTAGCCCTTTGTGCTATTGTCATCGCACCATTAATTATTAGATTTCTATTACTTAAAGCACCAGAACTAGGAAACGGTACACTATTTATTTGTGTAAGGTTTGCAGTGGCTGTATTACTAACAGCAGTTAATGATATGGCATCACCTGTGCCATTAGTTGACCTGATTGCGTTGACGTTTAATTGACTCATGGCTTAGGATTGTCCGATTTTACTTTAGCAATGGCATCGACCCAAGTTGTTGTACCATTCTTTTTGTCCCAATACTGCATATCTAATTGATCGGCTAAAGGTGGATAAGCATCAGCTCTATCTCTTTTATATTTATCATTTGTATATTGAGTTTCTAATCTATTTATTTCTGCTGTAATTTGATCTTCTGTAGGTTGTGTCTCACCGTTTAGATTATGCCAAGTAACAAC